TGGTTCTCAGAAGAAGGACGCCATGATCTACAACTCGACACCAAAGGATTGATTTATGAATGGATTTAAAGGTTCTGCTGCACGTTTAAACGACTTCGATGTAGCACAAGTAGCTGGTACTATGGAAGTAGAAGTAGCTGCTCTTCGTGCCGTACTTGCCGTTGAGTCGGCTGGTGATGGATTCGATAAAGCTGGTAGACCAAAGGCGTTGTTTGAGCGTCACTTGTTCTATAGGATCTTAAAAGACAAACCTGCAGAACTGGCAGAAGCTATTGCTGCTGGTCTTGCTTATCCTAAGTGGGGTGAGAAGCCATATCCAAAGGGATCAGACGCTGTATACAAAGAGATTGAAACAGCGTATAATATAGCACCAAAGGAAGCTCTAATGGCTACGTCTTGGGGTCTTGGTCAAGTTCTAGGATCTAATCACGTAGCTGCTGGTGCAGAGTCTCCAGAAGCAATGGTTGAACAGGCGATGGCTTCAGAGTTGTATCAGTTGCAACACATGGCAAATTTCATCTCTAACAATAACCTACTAAAGCACGTTAAGAGTAAAGATTGGGCTTCATTCGCGAAGGGTTACAATGGCCCTGCTTATGCAAAAAACAAGTACGATACGAAATTACAAGAAGCTTACAATAGGTTTGCATAGTGCTTAAAAAACTACCCGCATCGGCTGGTATCTTTAAAGATTCTCCATCTCTGACTTCAGAAGGTTTCTGGTCGGATGGTAAAAACGTGCGGTTTTTCCGTGGTAAGCCAGAGAAGATTGGTGGTTGGACAAAGTTTAGTACGTCATCTATAACTGGCAAGGGTCGTACATTAATATCATTTTCTGATACTACTGGTAAAAAGTTTCTTTCAATAGGAACAAACAAGAAACTTTACATTGCTGATACATCAGATACTGTAACAAACATTACACCGTTGGATAGTACTGGTACGCTTACAGCTACAACACTTGCAGCTACAAATGGATCTCCTATTGTTACTATTACTCATAATAGTCATGGTCGATCAGTTGGCGATACGGTTATACTTTCTGCTCAATCTGCTTCTATCGGTGGTATTACACTAAGTGGTACATATTTAGTTACCGCAGTACCAACGGTTAATACATATACAGTTACACACACATCTAATGCTACTAGTACAGAAAGTGCGTCAAGAGATATTACCTATCAATATGAACTTTCAATTGGTGCTGAATATGGTTCTTACCAATTTGGTTGGGGTGTCGGTGGTTGGGGTTTATCTACTTGGGGAACTGCTCGAACTGCATCTTCTATTACATCAAATCCACGTACTTGGTCCATATCTAGGTTTGGTAGTTATGTAGTTGCAAATCCTTATGCTGGAAAGTTGTATGTATGGGATGGTGTTATAGCAAATAGGGCAACGTATATATCAACTGGTCCTGATAGAAGTGACTATAGTTTTGTAACGCCTGAAAGATTTGTTGTTTGTCTTGGTACTCATGATTATGGAACCAATACATATTCACCTACTCTTGTAAGGTGGTCTGATCAAGAAGACTACGCAAACTGGACTCCTGCAGCAACTAATCTTTCGGGTGAATTTCCGTTGCAGTCTGGATCTGTCATCATGGGTGGCGGTGTTTCACGTGTGCAGAATTTGATCTGGACTGATACATCTCTCTACGCCATGCGTTATCTTGGAGATATTGAGTTAGTATACGGATTCAATATCCTTGGTACAAACTGTGGCTTGATTGGTAGTAAGGCATGGGCAGAAATAGACGGCGTTACTTTCTGGATGTCAAATAACAACAAGTTTTATATGTATGACGGTTCTGCACCTAAAGAACTAGCATGTACTGTTAGCAGATATGTATTCGAGGATCTTGAAAAGTCTGGTAACCCAATTGTTACTTGTGCTGTGAACTCAAGATTCAATGAAGTTACTTGGTATTATCCAAGTATAAATACAACAAGTGCAGAAATTGATAGATATGTCACATATAATTATGTAGAAAATACATGGTACATTGGTGATATTGTAAGGACTGCTTGGGTTGACGGTAGCATCTTTAACTACCCAATCGGTATTGGTGGATATACTGCACACGGCGATACGGGCTATATCTACTTCCATGAAGATGGTTATAATGATGATGGTGCAGCAATTGACTGTTATCTTGAAAGTGCTCAGTTCGACGTGGATGATGGCGAGAACGTAGTAAACATTTCTCGTATTGTTCCAGACGTTTCATTCGAGTCTGGCTCTACTCTTAACATGGAAATCAAAACACGAAGGTGGGCTAATTCACCTGACGAACAAGTGAAAACTTTGACTTTTGATGAGTCTTCAGATAAGGTTGACACTCGTGCTCAAGGTCGAGTCGCTACTATTAAGCTTTCATCAAATGCTGTAGATAACTGGTGGCGTGTTGGTGACATTCGTGTTGATATATCTGGAGTTGGTCGTAGATGAGATTAGCTAACTTACTTAGTCCTGACAGTGTAGTTGCGTGGGCGAATGAGAGTGTTCGTATCCTAGAGTCAACGATTGACGTTATAGAACGCACGAAACAGACAAAGGGTGCTATTGCACGGGTATCTTCTTTTGTGAAGACAGATCTTCCTAGTGCTGCTCAACCCGGTGAAATTATCTATGTGTCGAATGAAACTGGCGGTGCAGTACTTGCCTTTTCAGATGGTACAAATTGGCGTCGTGTAACAGATAGAGCGGTGGTGGCATAATGTGTGGTGGTAGTGAATCTAGTGGTGGTAATGGTAGCCCCGGAGCCAGTGGTGGTGATTCCTATGTTGACAGGTTAACTAGGACTATTGAAGCTAACCTAGCTAGGAATAATGCCGGGCCTGTTAGCGGCGGTGGATCACTTTATGGTGATCGTGCTCCTGCATTTCGTAGTGAAGCTGCGAGTGGTGGTGGTGGATATCCTACAAACGGCGGCCCTGATCGTGATCGTAGCACTGGCGGCGGTAGTGGTATGGGCCGTGGCGGTGAAGATGTAGGTCGTCCCATCGGTGGTGGCAGCGGTATGGGTGGCGGTGGGGAAGATGTAGGTCGTTCCATCGGCGGCGGTGGTATAAGTATGCTTCCGGGTGGAATTCCGTCGAATGTTTATGATCCTAATGAAAGAAACTATCTTAGAAGTATTCCAGCCCCAATGCCAACTAGTGGTTCAACTGGTATGGGTGCAGGTTCTGGTACTCCTTTTAAAAGAGAAATTACAGATATTGATAAAGATTATATGGCTCGTACCATTATAGGAGAGGCGGCTGGAGAACCAATAGAAGGTTGGAATGCCGTTGGTAATTCAATCTTAAATAGATTTTTAGCTGGTACATATGGAAAATCTATTAAGGATATCACTCAAAGTGAGAATCAGTATAGTCCGTGGAATACAGAGGAAGGTACACAAAAACTTTTAAATATCTCTACAGATAGCCCACAATATAAAAAGGCTATGGATGTTGTTAACGAGGTAATGTCAGGTAAAAATGATATTACAGGTGGAGCAGTAAATTTTGCCAATGTAGATACTGTTCTTGGTCCGTATTCTGAAGCATCAGAAAAAACCAAAGCACGTGTTATTGAAGAGTCTGCAAGAGACGATGCTGTTAAGATTGGTCGCCATACCTTTACAAGCCCTGTTGGGTCAGAAGAAACAAAACCAGTACAATCTAGCTTTATAGATGGTTTAATTGATTCTGGAAAGAAACTATTTACTGGAAATTCAACAGACAATCGTTCATTCGGTGACAAGGCTTTAGATTATGGAATCAATACAGCAGTAGGTGTTGCTTCTCCACCGCTTGGTCTTGCAAGTTTGGTATCTTCAATTTTTGGTGGTCCTACACCTGCTAGTTTATTGAGAAAAGGTTTGACTAGTGCAAGTTCTGCCGCACAAAAGGAATTTAATCGCGACAAGCAAATGACTTCTGATGAAGTTGATTTAGCTTCAAGGTCAACTTATGGACCATATGGTAACTTAACTCGTGATCAATACCGTGAACAGTATGGTAACGGTGGCGGTGGGGGTGCTGATAGACCTAAGAAAAAGAAAGCTGCAACTGAGCCTGTCGCTCCTGTAGCAGCACCTGCGGCAATACCAACGATTGTTCCTCAGTCTACAACGACTCCCGTAGCACCGGGTACTACACCTAATACTCGTAAGCTATCAGATGAAGAATATGCCGCATTGTCGCCTCTTGAGAAGGCTTACTATGACATGGGTATTTCTACATATGGTACGTTTACGCCAGAGTATAACTACTTCCCTAACAGACAGCCTATCTTACTTCGTGAACCTGTTATTGCACCAGACGAGAAGAACAAGAAGCGTAACGGTGGTCTTGTAAAGGGTCCGGGTACAGAAACGTCAGATAGTGTCCCAGCTTTGATTGGTGGTAAGACACCAGCAGCACTGTCAGATGGAGAGTTTGTATTCACGGGCCGTGCAGTGCGCGGCATGG